CACCGTCACTGGGGCAGAAAATATCAATGTCCAAAATATGACCGCCAAAATGACCTTGAATGATCAGGAGGTCACCAGTAATTGCGGCATGGTGGAAAATGTAGTTGTTACTTTCAGGGAAAGCAAGCAGATGCCATGATTACCGTTTCCCCATCATTCCATGAGAAAGCTTTTGGACAAGTAATCAATCCGATTGTAATGTTGTATTTATCTTTCGAGAAGCAGCTGAACCTTGGAAGCTTTTTCAGGCTAGACCAGTCCCAACTGAACGGGCCAGATATCCTCATGGGGTCGGACGAAGATGTGCCAGCTCAGAACTGGAACTTCTATAACTACACCGACTTCTCCGATCGATTGGTAGAGATAGAGTGGTCAAGATCGTTAGAATTTCCATATCAGATACAATGTGGGATGATGGATTTTACGCTAGAAAATACCGATGGATATTTTATTCCGCTAAATCCACTATCCACTATCGGGGAATACAACCTTCCCTCTCGGCCAGTCAAGCTATATGCAACCTATAATAAAGCTCCTGAGGTCATTTCTCAGTTCGTGGGACTCACTCAAGGCCTGCCTGATGTGCAAGAAGGTTCTAAAACCGTAGATTATCATGCGGTAGATTTTTTGTATGACATCTGCAATCAGTCCTTGTCGACTTTTATTGCCATGAGGGATGTGACGACGGATAAAGTAATCGCTAAGATTCTAGAAGCCTATGGGCTATCACCTCAACAGTACCAGTTAGCTACGGGAAGATATAAGATTCCATTTGTCTCATTTGATATAGGCGAAGACGCTGGTACCGCACTGAAGAAGTTAGTTCAATCAGAGGGTGGTTTTATGTGGTTAGATGAAAAAGGTATTGTACGTTTTGAGACCTCAGCTTCTATCAACTCGGATACGGATATTGTAGCTAACTTAACAGATTATGACATTATTTCTCTTGAAGCTTCTGGTGAATCAGATATTATCAACCATGTACAAATTACTGCAGATATACGAGAGGTACAAGAATGGCAGGAGGTTTACTCAAAATCTAATAGTAGTACTGATCGCAATTTCTCCTCATTATGGACGGTTCCTGCGCACGGAACGCTGGAAGTACGCTGTGGGCTGTCTGACCCATGTTATGACGTTGTGGCCCCTACACTTGGCAAATCATCCTCTGTCTCATGGTTTACAGCACAAGATAGCAGCTTAAATGAAATTAAAACAGGAGTGACGGCTAGAGGAGTATTATCGACTAACGCTTATACTGTTACATTCACAAATACTCTGGGTTACTCTGTGGAAATTACTGAGATGAAGCTATGGGGAGAACCGGCAAAAGTTGTTAATCAACTTTACTATGACGCATATGACGATGAGTCGGTAGAGAAATATGGTGATCATCTTCTAGAGATTACCGACAACGCATTTTTCCAGACGCTTTATCAAGCTGATCATTATGGTAGAACTATCATCAGTAATAAAAAAGACTACGGCAGGGTAATTACGGCAACCATTAAGGGAGATTTCTCTTTCCAACTTATGGATATGATAGAGATTACCACTAGTAGCCAGCAATATGATGGCGTTTATCGGATCCAATCGATTCATTATACTTTCTCCGCCAATTCCGGACTAGTAACTGAACTATCACTAATTGGCGCAAGTATTCAGCAGGGGGCATTTACGCTTAATATTTCTCAACTTAACTCGGAGGATTTGATTCAATGATCATTACAAATATCACCACAAAAGGCAACACAGTCACATCGTCGCTATCTGGGTCTTTGAGTATTAATGAGGACACCGGTGAGATCATCATCCGTAAATCAGGCGTAGAAGTCTTGCGCCTCGATGAGACTGGCTTCAGATACTACGACTCTCAGAGCGTGCTGCGGATATCGATGGGTCAAAATGAACAAGGCCAGGAACAGATTATTGTGTATGGGGCGGACGGAAAGGCTCAAATTCTAATGGGTCAGAAACCGTCGAGCGGTGCTCCGATCTTGGCAATCGCAGAACCGGGGCGTGATGTAATTCAGGATCTTGCATGAACTTGAAGAATTTTCAGTTTAACTCGGAATATCCGATCGATAAGATTGTCTTACTCGCAGAGATGTATGCTCCGGACATCAATGCGGTATCTACACCGCATAACTTCTCTGATATCCCTCTGATTGTAGGTATCTGGTCAACTTCGTCTGATTTCTCCAGTACTAGAAACTGTGGCATGACGCGGGTAGGTGCAGATCCAGTAATTTGTTGGGCTACAAAAACGCGTATATTTGTCCAAAATTATGCCTATTCGGGTAGGCCGGTTTGGGTAAGAATATATGGATTCTTTAGCCGAGAATCTCAAGCCACTGCTCCAGCTACCAGTAACAAGGCATCCAAATTCGTGTTTAACTCAGAATATCGCTATATGTCGCTCGTGGGGTCATATACTATTGCGAACGACCAGACTATACAGCACAATCTAGGATATAAGCCGCGGGTACTGGCATGGATAGATTATGGAAGCGCTGAGGGGCATGTTGAGCCTATTCAGGAGTCTAGAACTAGTTTCTACGATTTGACAGGAGATCCCTCCATATCAGTTACAAATAATAGTATCAGAGTTATTCCGGCTAATGTGCCGGGGAGTAAAGTGCACTTAAGGATCTACGGGTAATGAAGCCAAATAATTTCCAAATCAATTCAGAGTATCTGTCCTTAGCTCTGCAGAGTACTAGCGAACATAATATGACTGTACCTGCAGGCCAATTAGTGGATGGCGGCTGGGAGTGGAGCACCACTTTTAACGTGGCTCAACAAGTAGGAGCTATGGATTCATACCAGCTCACCTTCAATGGCCAGACAATGGTAGGCAGCACGTTTTATATCAATCCTAGCGACATTGCGGCGGAAGTAGCGGTGTATCGGTCAGCGCCAGACGTGATCACTGTCGGAGTAAGGTTCTATGGCATGACAGGCAATAATACCACTGGAAGATGGGATGCATTTAATTTGTCGCTGCACGTTGACAGCTTTAAACCACCCAATTTGGCTTAAGATGGAATATCCCCAATCACCATATAGGAGGCGGTTAGATTTTGATTGGTTCCCTGCTCATGACAAACGATAAGACGGATGCTGGTACTATTCTGGGGATATCCCGCGCAGAAACGCCACGCATGCCATGAAGCTGGCGAGCACAGAACAGTAGAATTAGCTACTGGTGCTGGAAGCGTTACATCCACTGGCGTATCAGCGTTATTTGGTACGGCATTCTTAGTCACTGTCCCCCAAACAATTCTTTTAGTACCAAGATCAATTACTTTGCCAGTTTTGGCGATCCCAGTCCAGTCGATATTTGCACTGGCAATTGGGAATTGATTAGCGATAAATTCAGTGTTTTGTGCCATTTGGTTTAGCTCTTCCGCTGTGAGAACGTCAAGCGGTACAAATACGATCGATGGGTATGGAAGTGACAAGGCCATTATTTAGTCTCCTGTTTAAGGCTATTTGGGTCATAGAAGAATGGAGTGTACTCGACCGCGTCAATGCGAGAATTGGAGATGACGCTTAGGATGTATTCCTTGGTGCATTTCTTTGCAAATTGATCCAAAGCTCGCTCCGCTAAGCTATCATTATCTACGTCAGTGCGAACAAAGAGGCAGAATTTCACTCCGTTTTTATCGTAATCTTTAGCATATCTAATAAGGCAATCTTCTGATGTTTGATAGACGCTATTTCCTTGAGCGAGATAGCGAGTGCCTTTAGGTGACAACCTTTTATTAATCTCTGTCGATCCGCATGCTCTCCAGATCGCAACTTGGTTGAGTATAATATCTTTCATAAATTTTATCTTGGATTCTATAATGTGCATATTGCAATATGCACATTATAAGCAACAGACTTGAGCTTAATATGTTTAACAAACTCAAATCGTTTTTCACAAGAGCGGACTTAGGTCGCGATAGTCAAGCCGTTGTAGGATCATCCGTCCCAAGCTTCAGCCTAAATGACGTTATTTCCTGCTATCGTGACGGTACGTATGATAACAACTTCCCCAATATCACGCGTATCGCTGAAGCTTTTGCTGAAGTGATGCCATATGCAGTTGACGCCAATGGCAAGAGGCTGACAAAGAATCCACATGTGATTGAAGTGCTCTACAGCCCAAATGAAGAGATGTCTGGCCCAGAGTTCTGGGAAACCTTAATGGTGATGATGCTAGTACATCCGACGGTATTTCTTTTACTATGGAGAAAGGAAGGGCGAGATATCCTGCCCGGTGGACCGGCCACAAAAGATAATTTGGCAGGTTTTACATTTCTGGAAGGATGTTCAGTTGAGCGCATCAATGGTACTACGCTCTACTATGCGAATGGCACAGCTTATACTAAAGACGATGTTATCGCTCTCAGCTTAAACGTTAATCCGTACAGCTTGCTTGACGGTTATTCGCCAAGCATGGCAGCGAAGAAATGGTCAACTGTAGATGATTACGTGGCAGATTATCAGGCTGGATTCTTCAGAAATGGCGCAGTCCCCGCTGGTCAGATGGTAGTCACGGCAAGAACGAAAGAGGAGTTTGATAAGATTGTCGATGGTTTACAAGAACATCATCGAGGCGCGCGCAACGCGAATAACTTAATCTATACTCACCGCCCCACATCAGCGATCGATGGTAAGCCTTTGACGTCACAAATCGAATGGGTACCGTTTGCACAGCAGGACCAGAAGGGTACGTTGCAGAGCTTGTTTGATCAAGCCAATAAGAAAATCGATATGGATTTCGGGGTACCACAGGAAGTCAAGGGGTATTTGCAGAACTCTAACTATGCAAGTGCTGAAGTTGCCGACTATGTATTCTCGAGACGCGTTCTTTATCCAAAACTAGTGAAAGTTTGGTCTAAAATGACCCACCAGCTCAATCGAGCTCTCGGGGGTTTAGGCTTTGCGATTAGCTTTGATTATGAAGTACCAGTACTCACAGATACCCGTAAGGTTCAAGCAGAAAGTCTGACGCTCCTCATGTCGTCTGGCTTTACAGCCGAATCTGCTGTAGAAGCGTTACAACTACCCAGCTCATTTAATGCTCTAGTGAAAGAAAAGCCATCTCCAATTGAATCGCCACTACCGGAAGTGACAGAAGCACCGAGTGAGGATGATAATTCAGAGAAAAAATCCTTCAAGAAAAAAGAGGTTGACCTGCAAACAGAGGAGATCTGGAAAGCACCAGCTAATCTAGAACTCGTCGCTATCATGCGAAATTACCAGAATAGGGTTCTGCAGCAGGGTATTACTATTATTGATCAGATTCTATCGAAACGGTCCGGGGACAGCAGCAATTTAACCAATGAGGAAATATCCCAAATTATCACCGATCTCCAGGTGTGGTTGGAAGATTCGGGGTATAAGCAAGAGGTCATTGATGCTTTAAGGCCAATTCTTACAGACATTATCAGGAGCAGCGGAATTGATGCAATCAAGGATCTTGCAATCAGGATAGGAATTGTCGCTCCAGAGTTCTCCATAACTGACGAGCAGGCTACAGAGACCGAGAGACGATTAGTAGAGTTAATTGAATCTTATGGTCAGCAAACGATCGATGAAATCAAAACTGATCTAGATCTGTCGTTGAGTAATGGTCTAAGCCCAGACGAAGTTCGTGCATTATTACTTGATCGACAAAACAAGGATGAATATCGCGCAGAGCGTTGGGCAAGATCGGAAGAACATCATGCGATGGAGACGGGTGTTCTAATCGCAGCGATCCGAGTTGGTGAAGCTGAAGATCTGGAGATGTATAAGACGTGGAAGATTAACCCAGCTTCTCCGGACGTCTGCATAGAATGCTATCATCTTGATGGCGAGACGGTCAGAATCGATGAGGAGTTTTCAAACGGAGATACGGTGCCACACGATCATCCCCACTGTTATTGCACCATGGAGATTACCTACAGACGCAAGAAATCCCTTAAGGCAGTAAAAATTCTCTGCCCTAACTGCGGGCGATACATGATGGAATCGACAGGAGGCGTGATGAAGAACGTCATCTGTGCGAATGGCAAATGTAAAAAGCATTACGATTTTGAGATTATTGGCGAAAAAATTAAGGCAATAGAAAGGAAATAAATGGAACAAATCACACCAGAGCAATTAATGGAGGACATCGCTCTCAATGGAAGAGAGGTACAGGATGAAGAACTAGAGGAGAATAAATAACATGGCTTGGAAACAAACTCGAAATTTCGACATTAACAAAATGGGCAAGAAGCCGGGATACTGTCTGCAGAATGTACGGCTTGGCTTTGGGATCGGGCCGAAGTATGCCGACGCTAAAGCTGATATGGAGGCGAATAAAAATGCGGGGACACTCCATGATATTTCTGCGCTTCCCACTAACGTGGCTGTACCGATCTATTTGGATACCGTAAGCCCTTACGAACATGTAATCGTGTCGGATCACGGCACGCTCTATTCTGATGGAAAACGCCTGACTAGTCTCAACGGCTTCAAAGTTTTTGGTTGGGGAGAAAGCTGCAATGGTGCGAGAGTCGTTGAGCACGTAGCCGATCAGGTAAAAAAGACTAATGAGCAGATTGCAGATGAGGTTGTCGCGGGTAAATGGGGAATAGCTCCAGCACGCTATGAATCTCTTAAACAGGCGGGGTATGATCCGAAAGCTGTGCAGGATATTGTGAATGCTAAAGTAAAAGGCAATACACCTACTCCAGCACCAAAGCCGTTTACAATTGATGTTGGTAGCCGAGTGGCGCCGATGAGCTGGGTGGACTATAACGGACGCGCGCTCAAACAGACCCGAAGCTTTTATTTCGTGAGACAGATCAATGGGGATCGTGTAGTACTTACAGCTGATAGCATCAATGGCCCAATTTATGCGGCAGTGAAAAGAAATAATTTGAGGTTAGTTTAAGTATGTTGAATAAACAAGTCTACGAGGTGCTTCGGTGGTTAGTGATCTTTGTAATCCCAGCGTTTAACACGTTCTTCGTATCAATCGCTAAGGCTTGGGAGTGGGATATTCCTGTAGAGGCAGTTGTTACTACCGTCTCGGCCTTTGATTTGCTGCTTGGAAGTGTGTTTGGCATTTCCAAGGTTGTG